ACGGGCGGTAACATATACGTGTTACTGCCCGTTTTGTATTTCAGGACCAAGTAAATGCTCACATACAACATGCTTTTTGAGAAGGAATTGCGTAAATTACTGATTGAAACTATTGAAAGACGCAAAGACGATTTGTCCTTTGGCCACGCATTAGATTACCAAAAAGAGGTCGGAATTATTACCGGCCTAAGAACAGCCCTTGATTTATGCGATGAAGCAAACAAGCTGCTGTCCAATACTTAACCAACGCAAGTAATGGAGAACAATATGCCCTTCATGGTGATGGAGCATTCAACCGACCCCAAGCAAGCCTTGAAAAAGGAGGTCGGCAACGTCGATAGCGTCGAAGTTTTCAACAATCAGGTTCTTGTTGCCGTCTATACGCGGCCTGAAAAGACCAAGAGCGGCATCTATCTGACCAGCGGCACCCGCGACGAAGACAAAATCCAGGGCAAGGTCGGTCTGGTGTTGAAGAAAGGCCCGCAAGCCTTCGTTGACCCGTCAAACAACTGGTTCGAAGGTATCGACATCAGCCTGGAAGACTGGGTGTTCTTCCGTCCCTCCGATGGATGGAGCGTGACAATCAACAACGTCGTCTGTCGCATGCTTGACGACACGAATATCCGTGGTCGCATTCAAGCGCCTGACCAAGTTTGGTAATAAGGGATCATAAACATGGCAGACGAAAACAATATTTTTGACGTCGCTGTTGAAGAAACGCCGAAAGAAGGCGTTGAAATTCAAGTTGCAGACACAAACGAGCCTGAAACCGACTTCAATGCCAGTATCGAGCAGCTAAAACAGCAACTTGAAGCTGAAAAGCAGGCTCGCATCGACGCCGAGCGCCGCATTCATGAGGCCCAGAGCCGTGAATATGCAGCGCGCAACGAAAAGGCCGACACTGACCTTCAGTTGATCAACAACGCCATCTATACGGTCAACACGAACACCAACATCCTGAAGTCTCACTACGCTGAAGCGATGCAGGCAGGTGACTATGGGCGTGCAGCCGAAATCCAGCAGGAAATGGCGTCTAACGAAGCCAAGCGTCTGCAACTGGAAAACGGTAAAGCGGCAATGGAGGCTGCACCGAAGCAGGAACCGCCGCGACAGCAACCCGCAGACCCGGTCGAGGCGCTAGCATCGCAGCTTACCCCTCGCTCTGCCGAGTGGATTCGGCGTCATCCTGAGTTCGCGCGCGATCAGCGCTTGTTCAACAAGATGATCAACGCACACAACCTTGCTGTTGCAGACGGCATCCAGCCGGACACTGACGCATACTTTGCCGAGGTCGAAAGCACCCTGAAGATCAACCGTGGCGCGGCGGCAACCCAGGCTGAAACGCCCATGGAACAGACCGCAAAAGTCACGCAACAGCGTGTTTCGCCCAACGCAGCGCCGGCAGCGGCACCCGTCAGCCGTCAATCATCCAGCGACCGGCAAACGGTCGTCCGCCTGACCGCCGCAGAACGCGAAATGGCGAGCATGATGAAGATGACACCCGAAGAATACGGGAAAGAAAAGCTGAAGCTGAAGCGTGAAGGCAAAATCCACTGAAAGGATAGAACATGAGTGGTTCAATTACACGGCGTGCGATGAAATCCGCGCCAAAAAGCGTCCTACAACAGGCGCTTGAAACACCTGAAACTGCCGACGCGCCGGTTGTGACCGACATCAAGGTTCCCGACGCGCCGCAACGTGCTGCCATGCGACAGGCTATGCGTGATGAAGACCCCCGCGCACGCGCCGCACGCCGCGCCGCCGAACTGCGTGGCAACATTGGCGACATGGATGAAGGCACTGACGAGTTCTTTATCCCGCCACACCTCGTCCCTGATGGCTGGACGTATGAATGGAAGCGCAACACCATTCTCGGCCAGGAAGACCCTGCGTATCAGGTCGCCTTGGCTCGCAAAGGGTGGGAAGCCGTCGATGCAAGCCGACACCCCGAAATGATGCCCATCGGTTCCAAGGGCGTTGTGTCTCGCAAGGGCATGGTCCTGATGGAGCGACCGAAGGAAATCACTGACGAAGTGCGCCAGATCGAAAAGAAGGTGGCGCGCAATCAGGTTCGGCAGAAGGAGGAGCAACTTAACTCCGCACCTGACGGTCAATTCGGGCGCGATCACGCCCAGGTTCGACCGAAAATCAACAAAAGCTACTCGCCGATTGCCATTCCTGCCGACGAGTAAGAACACACGAAGTAAAAGGGCCGTAAAAAGCCCTTTTATTTGCGTTTTGACTTGTGTATGTTGACGAGCAGCAGGGTTTATCCCTCCCAAATGCCTCGGGGTGTTTGGTATTAGTTATCACCCGGTTTCCCATCGCCCCGGTGTGCGATGATGGAGCCTCCTTTTATGAAGGAGAACCCGTCATGGCGAATACAAACGCGCCTTTCGGTTTTTCGCAGTATTCTGGGACCGGTTCGTCCCCGACCTATGAGCAAGTGCAGCTTGCGATTTCGTCCACCAACTCTACCAACCCGCAGATTTTCTCGGGTGACCCGGTGGCGCAGCTTTCGACGGGCTACATCTGTCAGGTCGGCACCAACAGCACCACCTCGGCCAATGCCGCCGCTGCTGGTAGCATGATCGGCATCTTTGCCGGCTGCAAATATCTGTCGGTTTCGCAGAAGCGCACCGTGTGGTCGAACTACTTCCCCGGCGTTGGCGACGTGAACACCGCCGCTGCGGTGACTGCCTACGTCATCACGGACCCGAACGCTCAGTTCCTTGTTCAGACCGCCAACAGCAACACGACCGCCACTGCGGTTGGCGTTTCTGCCATCGGCCAGAACATCGGCTTCGCCTACGGCACCGGCACCGGCACCAACACGAACACCCTCGGGACGACCCCTGGCAACGTGTCCACCGGCCTGTCCACCGCCTACGCGGACCAATACACGCTGACCACGCCGGGCGGCACCAGCGCCACCCTGCCGTTCCGCGTCATCGCCCTTGCCAACTACACTCCCGACGGGTCCAACCCGCTCCAGAGCATCAACGGCAATGACTTCACCTCTGCCTACAACCGGATTGTTGTTGCCTTCAATACGATGGCGATGAAGTCTGGCGTGGCCGGCATCTAACAGGGAGTAGGCACCAATGGCTGTCAATCTTTCAGCGATTAAAGACCTTCTCCTGCCGGGCTTGCGTGGCATTGAAGGCAAATACGAGATGATCCCGTCGCAATACGACCGGATTTTCACGAAGCACGACTCGAAACTGGCTCTCGAACGCACCGCCGAAATGCGGTTCCTCGGCCTCGCGCAGTTGAAGACTGAAGGTGGCCAGACCTCCTTCGACAACGGCGCTGGTGAACGGTTTGTCTACAACCAAGAGCATTCTGAAATTGCCCTTGGTTACGCCATCACCCGCAAGGCGGTGGATGACAACCTCTACAAGACCCAGTTCCACCCGTCGAACCTCGGCCTGATTGAATCCTTTCAGCAGACCAAGGAAATCTATGGCGCGAACATCCTGAACACCGCCACCACCTACAACGCCAACGTCGGCGGTGACGGTGTGTCCCTGTGTTCGACGGCGCATCCGATTGACGGCAGCACCGTTGCGAACCGCCCGACGACCGACGTTGACTTGAATGAGGCGACCCTGCTGAACGGCATGATCAGCATCCGCACCAACTTCAAGGACATGGCTGGCCTGAAGGTCTTCGCCCGTGGCCGCAAGCTGGTTGTGCCGCCGCAGTTGGAACCGGTTGCGATCCGTCTGACCAAGACGGAACTTCGCCCCGGCACGGCTGACAACGATGTCAACGCGATCTTGACCACTGCCGGCGGCTTGCCGGAAGGTTACATGGTCAACGACTTCTTGACGTCGCCGTATGCTTGGTTCCTGCTGACGAACATCGACGGTTTGTCCTACATGGAACGTGTGAAGTTCGAAACCGACATGCAAGTGGACTTTGTCACAGACAACCTCTTGGTGAAAGGTTATGAACGTTATAGTTTCGGCTATTATAATTGGCGTTCGATCTGGGGCAGCTTCCCGACTTCGTAGCCTTTGGTTTCAATGAGTTAGCTGAAAGTCCAAAGTAAAATGGGGTCTTTACACCCTTCGCCAGTTGGTCTATCTTATCCGTTGCCGATTATGGCAATGGAAGGACATGACATGACGAAGGGGGTGGACTTCACTTACGATGAACTTGCTGAAGTTCTGAACTACGACCCACTGACGGGTGATTTCACTTGGAAGGTGTCGATTAGTTCTCGGGCGCAAGCGGGTTGCCGGGCCGGGGTTTGGCAGCGGATGCAAAATGGCAAAGACTATCTTGCGATCACTTATCGTGGTCGTAAATTGTCTGGCGCTCAAGTTGCATGGTTGTTTATTCACGGTAAATGGCCTGACCGTTCAGTTTTCTTCATTGACGAAAATCCAAGCAATCTTCAGGCGTCAAACCTAAAGATTGCGGATCACAAGTCCCATCGGGTTGTAGGGGCGGATGGCAAGATCAACTATAAAATGAGCACTGAGCAGGTGCGTCATTACGGGTTGGTCCGTCATTACGGTATTTCATTCACTGAATACGCAGAAATGTATGCCCAACAGGGCGGTGTTTGCGCTATTTGTGGATTACCGGAAACCGCAAAATTGCCAGGGCGTCCGACGAAGAATAGCGATAGTCGTGTCCGCGATCTTTCTGTAGATCACGATCACAAGACAGGTCGCGTGCGTCAGCTTCTTTGCAATTCCTGCAACCATATGCTTGGTGCAGCCAAAGACGATCCCGCCATCCTCCGTGCCGCTGCCGATTACCTCGACCGGTGCAAGCAAAAGGAAGCTGCCTAATGTCTAACCCTAAAGTATTCCGAAAGGAGCCAGCCAATGGATATTAATGGCGGCGTTTATCCGAACGCCAACGGAAGCCCGATCTGGCCGGCCTCGACCTTCACTGGCCCCCTTGTGGCTGGCAACGTCGTGGCGAGCGATGGCACCGGCAACCTTGCCGGTGTCGGCGAAACAACCGGTGCGGCGAACCTCGGCTATGCCAACATGGCGCAGTCGGTTGTCGTCACCCAGGCGAGCGGCGTTACTAACATCGTCATCCCGGCACAGAGCCAGATCACCGACATCTATCTGATGGTGACTACGGCCTGGACCGGCGCGGCATCGACTCTCGGTATCGGCACCACGGCTTCTGCCACGGCGCTGACTGCTGCCGGTGCGGTGACGGCAAGCGCCTTGGGCCAATTGACGATCCTGCCTGGGACTGGTTCCACGCAAATCGCTAACTGGGACAATGTCGGCAATACCGACATCAAAATCCAAATCACCTCGACCAACACCGGCTCTGGCGTAGGGACGCTTACCGTCTTCTATCTCCAGGGCATCAACCTCGCGTCGTAATAGGAGGCACCCATGAAGGGTCATAAAGAGCATCACGGCGTGAAGCATTCCGCTCACCACGTCGCCCATCACACCGCTCACCACGGCGTGCATGAACTGGCGCACCATGGTGTCCATCATGCTCGCAAGGCGCGCAAGGCTGGCGGGAAGGTTGAGGACGACATCGTCGGCACCGGCAAGGGCCACGAGGCTGCTACCTCTGGCTACAACGAAGCCGAGAAAGACCTCAAAGACAAGCCGGAGCAGCGCAACAACGCCCACAAGATTTTCGGCGAGGCGGAAGCCATGCACGAAAAGAAGCACGGTGGTCGCGCCAAGCGCAAGCACGGTGGCAAGCTTCATCACATGAAGCATGTCGGCCACGTTGAGGGCGAACACGCGAAGCACCATGCCGGTCGCAAGCCGCGCAAGTCCGGTGGCCGCGCCCTGACGGCTGACAGCCTCATGAACCGCGACCAGAAGGAAGCGAACGCCGAACGCCCCGGCAAGAAGCACGTTGGCGCCCTGAAGACGGGCGGTCGCGCACACCGCGACATGGGTG